AACGCGCCCGTGATCGCGGAGCCATCCTGCGCCACTTCGTTGAATTCCGATAGATCTGTTGGGGCTTTCCAAATCTTACTGTTGCCGACGATATACAGGTAACCATCAGAGCACAAAATAATATCCTTGATTGGTTCTGCGAGAAGAGTGACAGCGTCCCATACAGTGCCAAAGGCCGGGACCGGCAGAACAGTTAATCTAAGCGTGCGGGAAAGTGTCTGAGAAAACCCCTTGAATATAATCTCAAGATACGCTTCCCCACCCGGCAGACCTTCGTAAATATCTTCGGGGATCAATATACTGAGTAAACCGGTGGAGTCTATAGACATCTCCACACTCTCGGGCAAATCAGTTTCACCAAGCGACCATTCGCCGGTGTAGCAATCATTACATGTCATCTGCTGTGTTACAGGAATACCGGCGGTTATCTCCAGATCCAGATCAATGCCATACGCCGCGGCACCTACATACACATCGGACATGACCGGGCCGTACCAATGCGCAGCGTTGTCGCTCTGGTCTGTTTCAATACCTGCGTCGATAAGCTGTTGTTCGTCAGCGGTAGGTGTAAGAAATGCGCCAGGCAATTTTTCTTCCCCCTGCACAATGAATTCGGTGAGATACCGATTTTCGTCGGGCGTTGCGGTGATGTAAACCATTTGCCCCTCGGCCAGAGCTGTGCCATGCGGGGGAGTAATCTCACAGTTTATTTCGTGTGTGTGATAAAGATGGTAGAGAACCGATCTATCCGGGCCAGGATCATCTGCAGATTGCTTTATATAAATCCGCATTATATCTGTGAACCACGGTTGGTTTTCATCACGGAGATAGTGCCGGGCGGTTGGTACATTCCACTCCTGATTCACCACATCAACATCAACGTATTGTTCCCCAGACGGCTTGGTGGCGATGGAAAAATCCCAGCGGATATACACACTTGGACTGATTTCCACTTCCATGATATAGCCGTAGAGAATGTTATACGTGGTTAAGAGGTCAACCGACGGCGGTTCTTGAACAATTCCGTATAGTTTTGGGGTTTGCGTGAGCGGAGGGAGATCCCAGAGGGCGAAAGCGTCGGCCAGAGATTTGCCCCATCGTCGAGTTTTAACTCCCACAACTGTGCCAAGGGGGCCAGGACGGCGCCAGCGTTGCACCACCTGCCAGGTTGTTTTTTGAGTTAAGGCCAGCTGCGCCGCTTTTTTGACAAGCGGTTCAGTGGCAACATATCTGTCCTGAAGTGCGGGCAGATAACCTGACCCGCCAGCCATGCGCTGAATTCGGTATTCTTCCCACTCTGATAGATACGGGTAGCGCATCACGTATAGAACCTGCCCGGTTTTTGGCCGGGGGGTGCCGGCTACGACTGTCCTAAATTCCGTCATTACAGAACCCCCATTTCGATATCGTAGTCCGAAACAACCAGTGGTCGGTCGAAGGAATATTGGGCCCCGCGTTCGTCTCTGACGGTGATCGTAACGGTCGCGGTACCTGTAAACGCCAATATCGTTCCTGAAATTGTCAACACGTTATCTGTCTGAGACGCCGTAAGACCGGACGGTAGACCGGAGATAGAAATCACAACCCCCTCTGGTAACGTGAACTGGTGATAATACAGAACGCAGCGCATAGCATCAGGAAGTTCCAGAGAAAATAACTCCGGGTCGCGCAGCTGATCTGTGCTGACTTTCATAACCAGGCGTGCCGTGTGTTTCTTATAGCTGGTTCCCCAGCTGTTGTGCGGAGTTCTCACCAGGACACGGATCGGTTCTCCGGCGTCTGTATAAGCGCCAGCGTCGTAATAGTAGACTTTGGAATCTTCGGCCCCGATTATCCATGAATCAGTATCACCAACGGTGGGGAGGCGTTCGCTGCACCTCGCCAAAAAAGCCCGGTCCCGCCCGGCGCTATACGTGGAAAACTGCCCCCACGCACCAAGAATCGGATCGAATGTAAAAGTCTTTTCTTCGTTCGGGAAGGTGAACAGCATGTGGCGGTCAAGACGAAGAGCAACGGCGTCGGTGGCATTGCGGAGTTTGGAAAGCTCCCGGTTCAAATCCCCTTCAGAGGCGCTTCGTACTTCCCGATTGGAAATAACCCGGATCTCTTTATCAGGGGATACAAAGAACAAGGCATCGTCGAACAGGTCCATAGCTCGTGCGCTCATAAGGCCGTGGAAGTGCTGACTGCCGGTGATTGGCCGATACGGGGTTGACCCGTCATCGAAAAAAGACATGAACTGGTCACGTTTGAAAACGATCAGTTCGCCATTTACAGTGGCTACGCCAACATTATCTTCACCTGTTCTGCCGTATTCAAGATAGCCCGTCCACACCAACGCGTCTGTCGGCGTCGTGAGCGAGGGGGGCGCCGTATACCAGAAACGATTGGTGCCGAGTTCGTTGGCGATAACGCGCTGGTTGAGATAAGTGATGGATGAAACATTTATCGGGGCCGCGCCGTCGGCTACGTGCGTGGCTTGGTCTGTGCCGTTCCACTGCGCCATCTTACCAGATGAGCTGCAGATATAAAGCCAATAGCCGGTATCTACGATCTTGGCGGGGCCAAGTTCCAGCAGACGGAGAGAACCACTGACTGAAGTAAGCGCGGAATTCAAGCCCGAGGACGCATAGACTTTACCCCCCGCCACGACCACCAGTTTGCTCTTTGCCGCCCAATAATACATAGCCTGCACACCGCCCACGACGTTCAACTGCTGGCTGAAAAATAGCCCTGGGCGCTTATGGATCGCCTGGGCCTTGTCAATGTAGCAGTTGAATAACTCAAGAGAACCCCCTTGAGTTACATACTCCAGAAGGTTCTTTTCAAGTTTGCCGGGGAACGGCATGCGCTGGGGTTTCATTTGCGCTTCTTCCTTTCGATTTTAGCCATAGCCATCTTAGCTTCGTGCCTCTATGCTGTAGACCGCGTTCGGCCAGCCTGAAGTCAGCATATCAACAGTATCTTGCTCTGAATACGTCCGAAGCTTCTGCGATTTACCCCAATGGAACAGGTGCTGGCGGTGCTCATCAAGCCCGAACCAAACCACCCAATGTTGCCCGATAGTGCCTGCAATATCGCCTGAAGGGTCGTGCATCAGGCAGATGATTGAACCGGGCTTCAGTTCGCCGCGAAGCAGTTCAGAGATTTTCACGTTGCGAACCTTGCAGCCCAAGCGCTTCATGCCGCGTATCATCATCAGCGGATTAGATAGCAGCGGTGATTCAAAGAACCACGGCAGGTTCCAGTGGTTAAACGCTTTCGCAGCTTCTTCGTAACTCACACGCCGGCCAAGCGCCACGCCTGCCGCTGTTGCACCTGCCGCGTTGTGACAGTCGCGATCTTCGCGCATAGTGATTAGCGCCTCGTTCACCTGTTCCGGTGTCGGAGCTGGCGGGAAGCCTAGCAGACGCTTAATCAGCTTCCAGATGTTTTTGAATATGTTCACTGTTTACCCGCTTTCTGTTGGCATTCGTTGCAAACGCCAGTGCCAGTCTGCACGGGCTTGCAACAGCACTGGCACAGTGTTCTAGTGTCGTATTGATATGCGCTCATTCTTCACACCTCACCATAATCAGCATCAGCAGCACAATCGCGCCGCCTACGTGTTCGCCTATTAGCATACAGTTTGCTCCAATAGATACTTCATAATCCCTCTGGCGTCAGAAAGCGCATTATGGGGTAGTTCGCTTTCGGCATCGAAACGGAATATACTCATCTGCAGTGGCGGCGTATTTAATCGCGTGCCCTGGCCGGTGATCAGAGATTCACAGAAAAACTTTATATCTTCTGGCCAATCCGAGATTAGATGTATCGTTTCAAATTGCATTAAGAATTGTTGCAAGCGCGCCTGAAATTGTTCTTTAGAAATAGGCTTTCTTCCGAGAATAGGTATTACATGATCCTCCACCCATTTCCCAGGGTTCGGACATGGCAAGACTTCATACCATTCTCTGCCATCTTCGGCGACTAAACCCATAGAAATTAAATCACCGCCAAATTCGTTAAATTCGCAATCTATTGCTATTTTCACACTATACTCCTACGATTTCGCCGATTGACATGTCAGTCCTCGTTATACGGTTTGATCCGCAGCACATGCAGCAACATGCGCCATGTGCAGTAAAAGAACCCCCGCTATGACAGCCCACCAGATTGATTTGTCATTAGGCATTTTTATTGTCATCAGAACCTCCATTCTATGCCCGCCGCCCATTCGCGGCCACTGGTGCCACTCCATACGGTCACATCATCGCCGATCT